CACCTTCACCTGCACCAATTCCAAGGGCAACTTGCTCGGCCATTTTGGTTCGCAAATTGTTATACGTGGTTTCGTTGATCTCTTTGGCTTTCTTGAGGCCGTGCAATTTGACCCAAGCGTCGAACTCCTTGTTATAGAGCGTAAATGAAGGAGCAACTTTCTTTGACAATACGTTTCGGCCAAGCTCGGCGCCATCGGTCATTGATGCCAGCCAAGCCGGGGCCAGAGCGTGAAGCAAAGCCTCATCAGCACCTGAAAACGCGGTATCAAGTGCTTTCTGATAGGCTTCTGGGCTCTTGGCCAGTTCCTTGTTGAGTCGAGCTTGCTGGGTGGCCGAGTAGGTTCTGATTCTTGATCGGAACATCCCTTCGCCTTGAGTGGCCTTTGAATCTGCAGCCTTCCAGTGTCCAAGTTTGCGGGGCGTTCCAACGGTGGCAGACTTTGCGGGAGCCGGTGCCGGTTGATCTGCATCTGCGACCTCAACAAAAGGCTCAACGGTTTCGGTTGATTCTGCGGGGGCCGGAACTCCCGAGGGTTGATCGGGTGTTGGCTTGACGCCACCCTTGGGAACTTCGGCCAAAGAATAGGGAATCAAGTATACTTCATCACCGGCCTCAACAGGGTAACCCATAGCCTTTTTCCAGTCGGCTCGTGTTAAAGCGCCGCGAGCCAGGCCCTCGTTAACCTTGGTCAAAGTAAACTGCTCATCTTCTGGGATCTGAAACTTAAACCTCATGACAAGCCGGTTGTCAAAGTCAACCGAAACAAGCTGCCGATTTATTGCTCGCTCGTAAAAGCCAAGTCTCTTGGAGATGACGTTTTTGCTGAAAAGGTAATAGGCCGAGTCAATGGTCGAACGGTTGCTGGATTCCAAAATGCCAAACATTTCCGGCGGTATGGCGTAGTGCTGCAGGAATACGTCGCGCATCCATTTGCGGGATTGCACGAAGTCCATCTCCCGCATTGAATCGGCGAGCTTGGTGATCTGGAGGTTTTCGGAGTTGGTAAAAGCTGGTTTGCGGGCATTGAGCCAACCGCCGAGGCGCTGGCTCCAAGAGTCGCGCATCCGCTCAAGGTCGCTGGTCTGGACGCCGGGCAAGTTGGCCCAGAATGGCGGGGTAGCGTCGTTGTAGAAGTAGTTCTTCTGCCACTTCTCGGCCATCTCATCAGAATCCAGTTCCCCGCCGACTGCTTCAGTCCTTCCCCGGCCTCTTCCGTAGGGGTCGGTAATGTCTGGCTGCTTGAACCAGACCACATCTTCTGGTGCGACTTGCAGCGTTTTGCCTGCGGTGGTTCCAAAAGGTTGAAACAGAAACCGGGGGTTAGCGCTGGTTGGGGTCAAAATACACCAGGCCGGTGGCATGGGAAGAAGCTCGACGACCTTCCGGCCATCACGGATCTTTATCCAAAAACACTCACCCAGAAGCTCGACCAAGACCACGGTGATGTATTTGAGAGCATACTCATCCAGCTCGGGAAACATGGGGGTCGGGTTGTCCATGAGGTCGTAGAAAGGGTGATCGGCTGCCGGAATTGCTTTCGGGTCACGCCTGAGTTGGGTGCGGTCAAAGATTTCCATTGGCGCGCCTGCAATGGTTGAGGCGATCAGTTCTACCGGATCAAGGCGCGGGGACTGGTGAAAGAGCTGTGGAAGCCGGGTCGTTTCCGAGCGCGGTGCTTGGCTCCAGGTACGGTTTAGGGTTGCGTTTGGGTTGACGGCCTTGCCGAATAACCGATCAAGCAAACTCATGCGCGCTTACCAATAAAAATATCTAGGTCGTGAATTGCTTCTCCCAGGTCTTCGCCGGTCAAAGAATCGTTGCCGGTGCGGATGGCAGCGCGGTCAAGAATAGTCTGGACTAAAGCCTCTTCCTCTACCTGCTCAAGCACTAGACCGCCTGGCTGATTGAGCCACGCGCAAGTTGCATAGTCTTCCGCTTGATAGGCTCCAGCGTGAAGAATCATGATCTGATCCGTTGTGTCGCGCTCAAGCTGCTGGTATCTGGTCAGCAAATCAAAGAAGCCGGTTGGCGGCGTGGTGAGCATTATTGACTCAGGAATCAACTGAGCGTTGCGGTCGGAAATGTAAGCTAAAACCTTGGCAGCGTGATCACGCTCGCCGTCAGCCTGCAACTTCATGAGCTTTTCGGTTCCTGTCAGTCCGTTGTCGGCTGCCCAAGAAGAAAAAAGGTCATAAACCAGCGAGTTGGAAACTTCGCGGGCATACTGCTGCGAAAGCAAAAAAAGAACATTGCTTGACAATATCATCGGGGCCCTCCCGTTCTCGTTGATAATGCTAACCTATTCAAGGCTTTGTCAAGGATACATAAAAAAACCGGCTTAGGCAGGGGGGCCACCTGAGCCGGAAAAAGGCAAAAGGCCTTTTATTTTGTCCGGGGAGGAATGCCGGGTTTGATCACTTTAGCCGTCTTGGCTGCTGGGAACAGATCGCCTGAGCAGACGTGAGAGGGAAAGTGGTTGTTGCAAAGTTTCTCCCCGCATTTAACGCACTTGTGAATGGCTGGAAACTCGCAATGACAAAATCCTGAAACTATCATTTTGCCCTCCTTGGGCGTTATAGCACGAAGCCGAACGAATGAACTAGTGGCGAGGTTTCGATGATGCCGGTCAGCGCGTCGGCAGCATCGTCGTGCGAGTTGGAACGGAAGACCTTCCTGAACTCTAAGATGTGCCGGGAGAACTCTGGCCAGCGGGTACGCCAGCCTCTGGGGAAGAGAACCGACTGTCTGGCTTGGCTGGAGTTGGTGATGATTCTTGCCTCTTTGTTTTTGGTTTGTGTAAACCATCGAACCTTGACTTGGCTTCGATCAGCCTCAAGTTGCCTTTGGACTGCTCGGGCAAATGCTCGCCCTCCGGCGTTAGACTCGACGTGCGCGGTGTCGACTAGGTTGCGTTTGAATAACTCGGCGCTCAACGGCTCGGTGATCTCTTGGCCGTCTTGGGTGTAGAGCATATCGACAATGTAGATTTTACCGCCGCCGAAAACAGCGCAAATGGCACAAAGGTAATCTTTGCCTTCGTCTGCCGTGTCGACATATGCCCACCGGCTTGTGATCACGTCGGGGAGGTTGTCGTATTCCAAGAAACCACCTTCATAGAGCAGGCCTTTTGATGGCTTGGGGTCGCCTTGGTAGAGCGAGTCAAAGACCTCTGGGTCTTGAGTTTTCTTTTCCAGCAACCTAGCTGCTGAGTGCCGGTCGGGCCAAAGCGCTTCCCCAGGTTCACGAGGATCAAGGTCAATGGCTGGGCCATCCTTGATCGCCGGAAAGTTAAGCTTCAGCCAGCGCGAAGGATCTGCGTCTTCAAGTTGCACCCGGTCGGTTAACTCATCAACCAAGCCTTGAGACTCAAGCCAGCCTACCAGATCTTCTTGATGCCAGCGGGTAAACACGATTAATTGATGCGAGTCGTTGTGCAATCGGGTTTCTGCCACGGTCTTGTACCATTCTATGACAGAAGCCCGCACTATGGGGGAGTTGGCCTCTTCGGAGTTTTTGTACAGGTCGTCCATCAAAAGCCAGTCGACCGGCATACCAGTAAGGCCAGATCCTCGACCGGCAAGAATCAACGAGCCACGATGGCCGACGATCTCGGCGATGTCGGCAGAGTTGGTATAGCCCTTGTCTATCGGCTCGGCCAAGCGCGAGGCCGGGAATATGTGCCGGTATTTGTCGTCGGCCATGATCCGGCGAACCTCCCGGCCAAACTTTCGGGCAAACGACTGCGAGTATGCTGCAATGGCAATCTGCGAATCGGGATATTTGCCTAAAAGGAAGGCCGGCAGCCGGCGGGAAGATAGCTCAGACTTGCCGTGCTGGGGTGGCTGGCTGATGATTAGCTTGCGGATCTTGCCGTGAGCGAAAGCGTTAAGAACCCCGGCAAACAGTTGATGGCTGCGGGTCAGGTCGTAAGCCGGGAAGGTGAGCTTGGTGAAGTGTGCCAGGTGCTGGCGGGCAAGGCTAATTCTGGCGTGGATCTCTTCTCGGGTCACAGTTCCAGCTCAGGAACTCCGGCGATAGCCCGCAGTTCGGCCTCTGGCTTGGAGTCAAAGGCTTTGAACAGGTCGTCGCCGTCTGGGCCGGAGAGCCGGGACTTGGCGCCTTCGGTAGCGTCGAGCATCAAGCGCATCATGGCGACCGAGGTGGGAGAGCCTTCTATCAGAATCTTGGTGGTGATCCGTTCCAGCAGCGCTTTACCAGAAAGTTTTTGCATTTTGCCGTCGATGGTTATGCCATGTTCTTCAGATAGCCAGTTGGCCCACATGGCCGACATCTTGGCCTTTTCCCTTCGCACCTCGCCGGAACGGATGCCACCGAGGGTGGCGACCCTTCTTTGCTCATCCTTTGTTCTTTGGTTCTGCGGAATTAGGTTTTCAGGGTTTGGCATCTTTTATTCCTAAAATAAGCGCCGAGGTCGGAATTGAACCGCCTTCTCCAAGCTGGAATGCTTGGCGTGTTACCGTTTCACTTTCGGCGCAAGGTTTTTTCGGATACGGCTTGCGTAGCAACTCTACCTTTTTTTTCATTTCTTGATCAAGTGGCATAAGGTAACGATATTTTGGAAGAGTTTTTATTCTGATTGATCCTTTTGGTATAGGCTTTGCTTTATTGTGTCCATGTCCGTCATAACGTCTTGGGTCTGCATAGTCTCCATTTGAAAGTTTAATTATTTCACTTGAAGATGTTTCTCCGGTAAAAACCCAGTTTCCTCCTTGATATATTCCACCAGAATGTCCATGAAATGGATCAGCAAAAGAAACAACAAGTCTTGTTCCTGGATTTTTTAATTTAATCATAGAAAGTGCAATTTTAAGAATCCTAGTTACAGGTGTTATATGTTTTGTTAAAGCAACTCGGGTTAATTCGCAAGTTTCAAATATTCCTAAACCATATTTTGTACCAAGCGATGGAGAAGCCCCAAGTCCAAAAATTACAACGCCAATGAATACATTTGATTCCCAAACTCCAATATAATTTGATTTGTTTGCTGGTATTGTTTTTGAATAATGCCAATTTTCGCAAGCAAACTTTGCAGCTTGATGGCTACACCAATCAAGTTTGAGATTAAAACTCATGGCCACATTCCGGACAAGTTGTTTTTGTTTTTGTATCAAGCTTTGCTTGTTCTTCAATTCCTACGGGCTGAAAATCTGGAGTATACATTGTCAAGCTTCCATTAGGCAAAGCCAATTCTTCCCAGTCCATTTCAAGGCCTTCGGTAAACTCAAGCACGGAAGCAACAGACATGGAACCATACTGTGAGTTGAGACGCAAAAGCTTTTGTTTGGCCTCTGCGGTGTCTTTTGCCTCAATATAGGATACCGGAAACAACGGAAGGTCGTGGCCTTTGCGCCTAAGTTCAGCCAGTGCCTGGATTCTTCCGTGGCCATCAAGGCAATAGTTGTGGCCTTCGCCTCGCCAGACAAAGAAAGGAAAAGAAAAGCCAAAGCGCTGGATTGAAGTGATGATCTGGTCAATTTCCTTTTTTCCGCGTTTCTTTAAGTTTCCCTGAAACTCCTCAATGGCATCCAATGGCAGCGAGTCAGCACCGCTGCACTCAATTCGGATTCGGTCTTTAACGTCCTTTGACATTTGATCCCCCTGCACCAAGTCTACTTCTTGAATCTTGCTTTGGCAAGAGTTGAAGGTTTTACGCTGGCAAGCTGTAGCGTGTAGCGTGTAGCAGAACGTTTTCCAACCTTTTATTAGAATGCAGTGTTTTGAATAAGTTACTATATCTCTATTTCTTCTGCTACATGCTACAAAGTAATATAAATATAGACCATAGAAAGAGTTAAAGTGTAGCAGATAATGTAGCAGGAGTGTAGCAGAAAGAGTTTCCTGCTACAAAAAAAGATAAAAAAGGGCTTAAATCCGTTTACCTTGAGCGTTTCTTTGCTTATAATTTGCTCAAGCGACTGCTGGTTTGACCCCTGGCAGTGTAGCAAGAAGAGCCTTTGAAGCGTACCGGGTCAACTTTGTAGCTAGAGAAATCTAGTGGCAAAGGGTACGCTTCAAGGGCTTTTTATTTTTTCGGGCCAGAAGGAAAGGGGATGGATCACTCAGAACTGATCAGGCAATCGGTGCCGTTTACTGATTTTGACGAGCCACCAAAGTCAAAGACCATTGCTTACGACGAATGGCACGAGATTTTTGAAAAGGCAAACAACGAACTTTTTACAAAGTTTTCGGTCAAGGGCAAGATGCCGGGAAATGATGCCGGAATGTTGATAAAATTGATTGAGTTGGATGAAACTTTTCATGACCTTTTGAAGTTTGACGCAGCAACAGGAAAGGTTCTTTTTTCGGCAAAGTACAACTCGATTGATGACGTAATGAACGCCATCTGGATCCGCGGGGCGATGTACAAGATAACGCTATCGCCTCAGTCGCGCCGAGATATTATCCAGACAATACTTCGAAGGCCACTGAATACAATTAACTCAATTCGGTTGTGGGTAGAGACGATGCGGGAAAGTTGCCCACCGATTAATCCTTTGGGCGAGCTGATGAGGTTTTTTGTATATCAGAACGAGGCCGACGCGCCGATGTACGAGGTTTTTTGGGATACTTTTTTCCGGTCGGTTTCGGTTCACATAGTTTCATCGTACCTTGGGTCACCTTTTCCTTCTGAGTTGGTTCCGATTTTGGTTGGCAAGCAGGGGGTCGGAAAAAGCAGGTTTTGCCAATACCTGGCGACGTCGCCGGATTTGTTTATTGACCTTGGAAATAAGCAGCACGCCTTGGGATCGCCTGATACTTTGCGAATGATTGCCGGGAAGATTGTGGCCGAGCTGGGGGAAATGTCAATCTGGAAAAAAACCGATGTGGAGTCGGTCAAAAGTTTTGTGACCCAAACGGTAGACTCATGGGTTCCAAAATATAAAGAGGGAGTGGTTGAGTTTAAGCGCTCGACCTTTTTTATTGGCAATTCCAACGAAGATAAGTATTTGAGAGACTTTAGCGGAAACCGCCGGTGGTTTCCGGTTTTGATCGATTATATAGATGAGAAACTTTTTGACTATCCAGAAATCATGAAGCGGGTTTGGGGTTGGTATCTGGAAGCAGCGATGCCGGTGATTAAGTCAGGAGACTACAAAAGCATTCAGGTTCCCAAAATCCTGCATGACTTTTTTGAAATGAAGCGGAACGACGCTATTGATACCGGAAACGATGGAGAATTTTTGGTTTTGACGGTTCTGGCCATTGAGGCCGAAATGGTGAGAGATAATCCTATGGCGAAATGGATCACCATAAATCCTCAGGAAGTGGCAGCCAGGTACTATGGAGACGCGCATCGAGCAGCTCACAACTTTCGCAAGGTTCTTGCCAAAATATGCCGAGACCTTGGCTATGAGGTTTCGGTGAACCAGCGCGTGGCAGGAATGGTGGTCAAGGTTCACCGGGTGCTTTTTGTTACCGCAAAAGATCGGGGCGTTGAT